GGCGATAAGGATGCAAGAACAGATTATCTGATAGAAGCCAAGAGACTTGGTATTAAGATATTGTTGCCACACGTAAATGAGTCTGATTTAGACTTTACGATACAGGGAGATGCAATAAGATTTGGTCTTTCTAATGTTAAGTATATTTCAGATAACATTGGTCGTAAAATTATTGAAAATAGACCGTATAAAAATTACGCAGACCTTAAGGAAAAAGCATCTCAGAAAAAAAGCGGTATATCATCAAGAGCTTTGGATGCACTTAATTCAATTGGTGGCGCATCGTTTGACGATAACCAAAGAACTGGAAAAGAAAAAGACCACCTGTATGAATACTTAAACATACCTAAGTTTGATATAAGTGGTATTACCCCATTTATTAAATCTCAGATCAATAGGCTCGAGGATTTTGAAGAGCTGGGCACATTTGTATTTATGGCTATGGTTAAATCAATCAAGCGTGGGCAGGGCTGGTCAAGAATTGAGTTAGTTGATGAGAGTGGTTCTATAGGTGTATTCCATAATGAACAAACACAAATTGAAACTGGACAGATGTACTTTTTCTTAGTTGGAGATAATAGAATACATAGGTATGTTGAAATAGATAAAGTGGTCAAAGAAGATCGCTCAGACCCATTCGTTAACTTCTTGTATTCACAAAAATTTGATCTAAGCGATAATAATTTTTATGTAATAGATTTTACTAACTATAAGACTAAGGCTGGAAAAATGATGGCGCATACAATTTTAACTGATCCTAATAAAAAGTTAATACGTGCTATTGCATTCCCACAAATATATGCCAGGGCTTTAGGTAAGATGAAGCCAGGGCACAAGGTAGAACTAATGTTTGGAAAAACAGATGACGGAACAATAACAATAAAGGAGATAAAGTGACAGAACAAACAGATATAAAAAATATAGAAATATCACTGCCAAGATTATTATTGGCAGCAACCGCTACTATGGGTGAGCTTCCAATAAGTATTGAGAAGTATCTTTCTCATGATTTAGACCACAAGAAAATGATGTTAGACTTAGACGAGGACCAAAAAACTTTTGTCGTCAGACTTGTGGATAAAGAAAATGAAGATCACGTACATTCAGAAGAGGAGAGCAATGAGTCTGGACCTACTAGCTAGAGAAACACACACCGTTGCAAGAGCCAAAGGTTTTTGGGAGGGTGAAGTTACATACGACAAAATAGGTAACAAACTTGCTTTAGTGCATTCAGAAGTTACAGAAGTTCTAGAGGCTATTAGAAAAAGCAAGGGCGGTGACGAAGTTGTTGAAGAAATGGCAGATGTCATAATTAGATTAGTAGACATTTACCAGGCAATGGTTAACTCTGGTGATATAACAAAGTCGCTAGACATTGCTATAGAAAGAAAAATGATGAAAAATAAGGAAAGACCAGCACTTCACGGAAACCTATTTTAATGGTATAATATAATATACAAATGAATGGTTACTTCTTATTTGGAACCAATGAGGAGATCATCCTTGTCATAAAGTCAACTGACGAGGAAGATATACTAAATATCATTAAAAAAATAGCTACAATGCGTAGCAAAAAGGTGAAGGCTTTAGCTTCACAACTAGAAGAGAGTTTTTATGAGCGCAGTTACAGAAATAATGTCAAAGCTGGACCCAAAAACAAGACAGAGGGTACAAACAGCACTAGAGGTAGAAACACCAAAACAGAAAACACCGAGCATAGGCCTGAACATGGCTCTAAGAGGCGGTCTGGGTCACGGTAGACAAGTACTCGTATGGGGAAATAAGTCTGCTGGAAAATCTTCATTCTGTTTGCAGTTAATTGCAGAAGCACAAAAAGAAGGAAAATCGTGTGCTTGGATTGATGCAGAAAATTCTTATTCTCAAGACTGGGCAGAAAAGCTAGGCGTAGACTCTGAAAATTTAATATACTCTGCAGCAAAAACAATAAATGATATGGTTGATGTTGCAACACAATTAATGGAAGCTGAAGTTGACATTATTGTAGTAGACTCAATTTCAGCACTACTTCCAGCCATCTATTTTGAAAAAGATAGTTCTGAGTTAAAGAAGTTAGAAGATACAAAACAAATTGGTGCTGAAGCAAAAGACATGACACATGCCGTAAAAATGTTAAACTATTCTAATAAAAACACATTATTAATTCTTATATCACAGCAAAGAAATCAATTTGGATCAATGCATGCTTCTCATATACCTACTGGCGGAATGGCCGTAAAGTTTTTTTCATCAACAGTTATTAAATTATGGTCATCAGAGGCTGAAGCAAATGCTATTAAATCTGGAATAAAAGTGGGAGATAAAATAATTGAACAGCGTGTTGGTAGACCAGTAAACTGGATTATTGATTATAATAAATTAGGCCCACCAAATCTTTCTGGACAATATGACTTTTATTTCCAAGGTGATCACGTAGGTGTTGACGGTGTCGGAGAAATACTAGATGTTGCAGAGCAATTTGGTGTTGTTGAAAAAGGTGGCGCCTGGTACACGGTTCTTGGAGAAAGATTCCAGGGTAGAGCTAAAACTGTTGAATGGCTTAGAAATAATCCAGAAGCGGTAGATAAGTTACGTGAGGAAGTATATGCCAAATCCTAATATTGAAGATTTTATGTTTAAAAAAAATCCACAGGGATCAGCATATTGGACTTCCATAGAGGGCTCTTTTGATTGCCAAGAATGCGACGAAAAAGTTAAGTCAGCAATATATCAAGAAAGAACTGGCGAAATAAGGTGGCAGTGCTCACAAAAACATGAATCAAAGGCGTCGATGTAATGTCGGAGCGTGGAGAAATAAAACGAGATAATGCTAAAGCACAAAAAAATTCTGGTAGAGGTCAATACCAGAAGGGTGATGCAAAATGGAAAAGTTTTGTTGTTGACTATAAAGAGGCTGGCACATCGTTTACTTTGAATAAAGATAATTGGGCAAAAATTTGTACCGATACCTTTAAGGTTAGTAGAAGCATGCACCCAGCGTTAAAGATTATTATTGGGTCTGAGTCTAAAGTAAGGTTAGGGATTATAGAATGGGCAATACTAGAAGAATTAATAGAGTTCTGGGAGGAAAATCATGATTAATTTTATGTATGGTGTTTTGTTAGGGTGGGTTGCTGGATACGGCGTAGGCTTGTGGGCAGCTTGGTATTCATTTAAAGAGGTGAAAAAATATGTCAACAGATAACGTACTAGAAACTATTAGTGAAATTACAGAGTTTAATGATATTAAAGAGTTTATGAATGATCCAGAACTAGATTCTGCACTAGAAGCAATTATTAAAATAATTGCCAAGCCAGACATTCCACCTGCTGCTGCATCAATTTTAATTATTAAATTGCAGGCCATATCATCAAAGCTTGCTATTTTAGCAAGATACTATACCACCCTAGAAAAGGGCGAGGCTGCTAGCAAGAAGAAGAATGTCTACTATACGGTAAGCGACTCTTTGGATAAGCTTGTTGCAGCACTTAAGTATGGTGCAAAATGATGGCTAGAAACCTAGTAAGTAATTTAAAGTTTAAAAAGTACACTGGCGCATTTGATCCAGAGACCATGTCAAAGATGTTAGACGAAGCATACTTGGGCGGTAAAAATAATAAAAAGTTTATGAAGAAAACAACATTTTCTCCAAGTACAGTTGGATATGGACATGGAACATGCCCTAGATATTGGTACATAGCGTTTGAAGGAGCAGAATTTACAGATAGTTTTGATGCCATATCGATTGCAAATATGTCTACTGGGGTTGCTGCACACGAAAGACTTCAAGAAATGTTTAAGAAAACTGGAACTGTAAAAGCAATAGAGCAGGAGATTATAAAAAATCATCCACCAATAAAGGGATATGCAGACGTTGTTTTAGACTGGGAAACAAAGACTGTAGTCGGAGAAATTAAGACAACTAAAGATGAGGCGTATCTATTTAGACAAAACTCTATGGAACCTTCAAGAAATCACCTTTTACAAATTCTTATTTATATGGACGTAATGGAAACAGACGAGGGATTTGTGTTATATGAAAATAAAAATAACCAAGAAATTTTAATAATCCCAGTAAAAATGACAGAGTCAAACAGAGAGTTTTTGGATAGCTGCTACGCATGGATGAAGGAAGTCTACCTATCATGGGGACACAAAGAAATGCCAAAGAGACCATTTAGAAGAAACAATAATATTTGTAAAAACTGTCCAGTAGCGGACACATGCTTTGAAATGGAGGATGGAGAAAAATTAATCCCAGTTCTAAAGATCTAGTTTGCGGATATGATGAATGTAATAACACATTTATCAAAGCAACCCATAATCAAAAATACTGCTCCGAAGAGTGCTGTAGGCTTGCAACAAATAAGCGTACGATGGAGAGGTACTATGAAAGAAGGGCTATAAAGCTTGGGTCGGTAAGGCATTGTAAAAAATGTAAAACCAAACTAAGTAGATATAACTATGAGGATATGTGCTCTGTTTGTATTGATGCTGCAGTTTATGAAGAAAGAAAAAGTATATTGGATATGATAAATGGGAATAGCAAGTCTAGTTAAGCCAAGGGCTCGTCGTGTAATCGGTATAGATGCATCCACCTCATCGGTGGCTTTTGGCATTATAGAAAATGGAAAATTAGTAAAGCACGGTAAAATTATGATAAACGGTAATGATATTTATGAAAGAATTTATGATGCGAGAAAAAAAGTATCAGCCATGCATAGCCACCTAATGTCAGACTATATTGCCATCGAAGGCGCAGTATTTGTTAAATCAGCAGATGTAGTTATTAAACTTTCTTATGTTTATGGAGCAATAATTTCTCAGCTAATGCAAGACGGAACAAAAGTTGTAACTGTCGCCCCAACTTCATGGCAAAGTTTTATAGGAAATAAAGTGTTTAATAAAGAGCAAAAGGCGGCTATTAGAATTGAATATCCAGGTAAATCTGACACTTGGTATAGCAATAAGATAAGGGAAATAAGAAAGCAGAGAACCATGGACTTTGTAAATACTAAATTTAATGTAAACGTAGAAGATAATGACGTCGGAGACGCTATCGGAATAGCACATTATGCATACGAGAATTTGACTGCAAGATGAAACTATACGAATCAAAAGAATGGCTTTATAGAAGATATATTGTCCAAAAGAAAAACATAAAAGAAATAGCTGAGGAGGCTGGTTGTTCACATATGACAATACAAAGGTATCTAGAGAAATTTGGGTTGATTAAAAAAAGATAATGTATACACATAAAGTTTTTCATACAGATGGTCTTGATGTCCGTAGATCAAAATTAACAGAAAGTATTAATGAATATCTATCTGGGGATTCTATAGTCCTAGACACGCCAACATTTAAAATATCTAATAGAGAAGAGTATGATAAATTTTTATTAGACAATCCACACTTTAAGCCAGACACAAATGGGTACGAGCTAGACGGACTATCTGGTTGGAAAATGGGTGAAATAGGAATATGGGCAAGCAATTGGACTGCATGGATGAAGTTTTTAAAATCAGATCAAGAATATTTAATATTGATGGAGGATGACATTGTTCATAATGAAAACTTTCTTCCTCTTATAAACTATTATATTTCTCAGTTGCCAGAAAATTGGGATGTGTTTCACGCATTCAGTCCAGCAGACCAGTTTGGTAAATATAATGATACTCATGATATTGGGGCTAGGGATATATGTAGGGCGTATCAAGATTGGTCGTGCCTATGCTATGTTATCAATAAAAGTGGGGCAAAAAAGTTATTACTAAATGCAGATATGTTTAATCTACCACTAGACTGGTATATGTTTAGACAGCAAGATAAGTTTAATGTTTATACAATAAAACCAACATCTGAATTCCCATGTACACTAATGGCATTAGAATCAACCTTCCAGTCAGATGAGGTTAGGAAACCATTGTGATACCTAAAATAATATGGCAAACATATAAAGATAAAATTGATAATTTGCCAGACTATGCAGTTGAAGCAATGGCCACATGGACAGAAAATAATCCAGGCTGGGATCATAAATACATGGATGACCAGCAAGCTAGAGACTTTATTCTTTCCGAATATGGTAGAGAGTATGTAGAAATATTTGATAATTTACCAGTGCCAGTAATGCGTGGAGATATGTGGCGGTACTTGGTAATATATAAATATGGTGGGGTGTATGCAGACCTAGATACAAGGTGTTTGGCTCCCATAGATTCATGGATTAATCAAGATCATAGAATGGTAGTATGTCCAGAAAACAACCTACACTTCTGTCAATGGGCCTTTGCAGCAGAGTCTGGTCATCCAGTAATGAAGGCGGTAGTTGACGCAATGATTAATAGGCTAAAAAATCCAGACTACTCAATAAAACATTTTGTACACATACATACTGGTCCAGGTGTTTGGACGGAGGGTATACATAATGGCCTTGGTATAGTCAAAGAAAAACATGAGTGTAATATGCAGGACGATAATGGTGTATGCGGACACCTATCGCTTATACTTGACTCCATAGAGTATAATGGATATATAAGAACAAAAGAACTTGGATTTCATTGCTATAGCTCTGTTCAGGAAGATGAAGAGTCTTTTTATGGGTGGAGGATATTTCATAATAAAGCTATTGAGCATATTTATGGAAGTCAAAAATGGAACGATGGAAGATACACGCAGTGGATAGAAGACAAACTAGTTAAGGGGATAGAATGATTATTGGATTAAGTGGATATGCAAGGTCTGGAAAAGATACTGTTGCAGAGATACTTGTATTGAATCACGGATTTAAAAGATTAGCCTTTGCAGACAACATTAGAAAGGCTGTTATAAAGTTAAACCCAATATTAGAAAATGGAAGACGTGTATCTGACATGGTAGAAGAGTATGGTTGGGAAATTACAAAATCATATGAGGAAACCAGAAGACTCCTGCAGGTATTTGGAACAGAAGTAGGAAGAGATATGTTTGGACAGAACTTTTGGGTAGAGCAAGTATTTGAGGAAATGAATCTTTATCCAATGTATGATAATTTTGTAATATCGGATGTTAGATTTCCAAACGAAGCCGACATGATTTCCTGGAAACAGGGCGAGGTTTGGAGAATAAATAGATCAAGTATATCTCCAGTAAATTCACATCCATCAGAGCTAGCATTGGACGAATATAATTTTACAAAAACTTTATCAAATGATGGCACTATAGAGAATTTATCTAGAGAGGTTTCTTTATTATTAAGGAGTAGTGATGCCAGTATATCAATATAAGTGTGACTGCGCCGAAGAGTCGGACCAGAATCCAATTTTTGAATATGAGCGTGGAATAAAAGATCCAGAACCAACCTACCTGTGTCCAGAATGTGATATGCCAATGGGAAGGGTGTATAGTGTTCCTGGTGTAAAGTTTAAAGGTTCAGGATTTTATGCAACAGATAGTAGGATAAACCCAAAATGACAGAATTAGAAAAACCATTTGAGCAAATGAACACTGTTGTTGAAATGACTCTTAAGGGATACAACCCAACAGAAATTGCAAAAGAGCTTGATATAAAGAGGGCTGATGTTCTTCGAATAATTGATGAATGGAAATCATATGCACAAAATGATAAAAGTATTCAAGAACGTGCCAGAGAAGCACTTGTTGCCTCTGATCAACATTATAGTATGCTAATAAATCGTGCATGGGAAACAGTAGAGCAATCAGATGTGGCTGCAGACTTAAAGGCAAAAGTATCTGCACTTAAACTTGTGTCTGATATACAGTCTAAACAAATGGAAATGCTACAAAAAGCTGGTTTGTTAGACAATGCAGAAGTGGGTGCTAGAATTGCTGAAGCAGAGGAAAAGCAAGAAATTCTTATGGGTATATTAAGAGATGTAACATCTGAATGTAGTCACTGCCGTAGAGAGGTCGCACAAAGACTTTCTAGAATATCTGGGGCCGTCGAGCCTATACATATTGTGCAAGTAGACAATGGCTGATTTTAGCGATTTTTTAAGTGCATTAGATAAGGACGAGTTTGAAGAAACTCCTGCCGATTTACACGAGTTTGTAACTTCAACAAAGTATCTTGGTTTACCACCACTTTCTGAAAACCAATACATAATGCTTAAAGCAATGACTCAGATATATAAAAAAGAAACATTAGTTAGGTGGCTTGGCCAAGATGAGGGTGAAAAAAGGTGGAAGCAAACCTGTAACGAAGTTATTTTTCAGTTAGGAAAAGGTTCTGGAAAAGACTATACATCAACAATTGCTGCAGCCTATATAGCACATTTACTTCTATGTTTAAAGGATCCTGCAGTATATTATGGTAAACCGCCAGGAGATTCAATTGATATTTTAAACGTTGCTATTAACGCAGTTCAGGCTAATAACGTTTTCTTTAAAGGGTTTAGAGCTAGGCTAGATAAGTCTCCTTGGTTTGTTGGAAAGTATAATGCTAAAGCTGGGTCAGTAGAATTTGATAAAAGTATTACTGTACACTCTGGACACTCAGAAAGAGAAGCCTGGGAAGGGTACAACGTAATGGTAGTTGTTCTTGATGAGATATCTGGATTTGCCCTAGAGTCAACAACTGGTCACGATCAGGCTAAGACTGCCCAATCTATTTATGATATGTACAGAGCATCAGTATCCTCACGTTTCCCAGACTTTGGAAAGTTAATACTTCTTTCATTCCCTAGATTTAAAAATGACTTTATTCAACAAAAATATGAAGAGGTCATATCTCAAAAGAGTGTCGTTGTAAAATCACATACATTTATACTTAATCCAGATCTTCCAGAAACAGAGCCAGGAAATACATTTACTGTTCAGTGGGAAGAGGATGAAATAATTGCATATAAGATACCCAATGTTTATGCCCTAAAAAGACCCACATGGGAAATTAATCCAACTAGAAAAATTGAAGATTTTAAAATTGAGTTTTATCGTAATGCCGAAGACGCACTATCCAGATTTGCTTGCATGCCACCAGAGGCAGTAGATGCTTTCTTCAAGTCTAGGGAAAAAATAGAGTCAGCTTTCAATAATCCAAATTTAGCAGTTGATTTGTCTGGTAGGTTTGCAGATTGGTTTAAGCCACAAGATGATAGGGAGTATTTTATACACATCGACTTGGCTCAAAAGCATGACCATTGTGCAGTTGCTATGGCACATGTAGATAAATGGGTAAACTTAAAGGTTGGAAATGAGTATGCACAATCTGCACCAATGATAACGGTAGATGCTGTAAGATATTGGACACCGACTGCATCTAAAAGCGTAGACTTTAGCGAAGTAAAAGATTACATTCTTTCATTAAAGCAACGTGGATTTAACATAAAGCTAGCGACATTTGATAGATGGAACTCACATGAAATGATGCAACAATTAAAAGCGTACGGAATGAATACCGAATTGCTTTCGGTTGCTAAAAAGCACTATGAAGATTTTGCCTTAATTATTGCTGAGGAGCGGGTTAAAGGACCAGTGCTTCCATTACTTATAGATGAGTTACTTCAGTTAAGAATTATAAGAGATAGAGTTGATCACCCTAGAAAAGGATCCAAAGATCTTGCGGATGCAGTTTGCGGGGCTATATATAATTCCATATATCACTCTAGGCGTAAAGAAAATAAAGAAATTGAAGTTCATACCTTTAAAGAAATGCAAAGGGACAACTACTTAGAAGAAGAACAAAAACAGGTCAAAAACTTAATTCATCCACCAAGACAAATGCCACAAGAATTATCGGATGCATTAAATAATATGGGTATAGTATAACCGTTTTAGTAGTCATTTACTGATATAATTATCCTGGTAATCATTGTATTACCTAGGAGAATTGGAAAATTAACAGATTAAGACTTATATTAGGTTCATTCCTACTGACCGTGTTTCTTCTATTCATAGGTCAGTATTCTTCGTATGCAGAAGGAACAGATAGCTCTTCAGAGCAGGTAATAGTTAGCCCAGCACAACAGGCAGTAAACACAGCTCTTGGAATTGCTACAACAGAAGTTCAGCAAGCAATAGATGCCACAGCAAGTGCTACAACTGAAATAACACAAGCACAAGCAGAATTATCTTCAGCCCAAACCGCTACATCTAGCTTGTCTACCTTAGTATCAGCAGCACAATCAGAGGTAAATAGTGTTCAGACCGCTAT